TAATCATCTGATAATTTTCTACCTAACATCTCTTCAATATCCTGCTTATCATAAATGATTTCTATTTTTACATCACTCATATTATTCCTCCTTCTTTATTTACTTTATTAAATATCTTGGCGTGTTCTTCTGCTTGTTGTCTGGTATCAAAAAATCTATACTCAACTGCTTCTAAGTAGTCGCCATCAGCACCGCTTAAGTATATCTCAACGCCAAAATCTCCACCATCTCCTTCTCCAACTAAGTCTGGGTTATGATAGGCTTTGTATTTGTATCTCATTATCATTCTCCATCTTTTCTCCTAATCAATAAGCGTCATATATGCTTCAATATTATTTTCCATAAACCAATTCTTACCCTTGTAGAAAGTATCATACAATCCCATATGATAAGAACCCATAGTCACATCATATACTGCTACCTCTGTAGGTGTTAGCATAATAGTCTGACCACTATATGGGTTAGCAACCTCGACTGGTTCACCATCTAATACAACTACACTAAAAGGTAATTCAGTATATTCTTTTTCATCAATGTATTTATCACTCATTATTATTCTCCTTAGTTATGAGTTTAGAAATTAGGTTGAAGTAATGATTATCCCTCAACCTAGACTGAACTTCTGACCACTGGTCTGGCATATTTAATTGGTCAGCAATCCATACCGCCATAGAATATGATAGTGTATCACTTATATAATCATCTATATAATCATTGATAATCTTATCACTAACATCTTCTAAAGTTTTTTCTTTTGGATTTAAGTAATCGTCCACTAACCTTTGCTGATAAGTATCTTCATTAATAATCCTATCCCAAGTAGCAAACATACCTTCTAAAGTTTCAGCGTCTATCTCATAACTTTCTTCTTTCTTCATGTCATTCTCCTATAATTAACATGTTAATCAACAACAAAACCTGATACATCTTGTTTTGCTTTACCTTTTGCTTTCAAACCAACGATAACATTTTGTTGGTCGTCCCACCTAAAGTCATTCTTATCGCCATCAATTACTTTTCTACCCATAAAAGTATCAGGTAATTTAGAGCGGAACACTACCGCTACATTATGGTTTGTTTCCTTGATAACTTTCTGAATATGTTTACGATACTCAGGCACATCACTATAACTAAAAGTCAAGTGATAGTTATCAGGCAACTTCATAAAGGCGCGTTTAGTCACCTTAGTATAATCATAAAACTGCACATCAGGAAACTTTTCTATAATTTTAATAAAGTTTATGTCTGATAATACATTTAATCTGATAGCAGGTTTAACACCTAACTGTCTGCATTTGTTTTTAAATGCATGTATATCACCCTCAAGTGCAGATAAAAAACCTTGTCTATCATCACGATACCATTCTGTCTTTCTGATACGCGCCTTCTGAACATTTGAAAACGCACCCCTTCCAGCAGAATATAAGCACCCTTCACGGCAACCTGCACACTTTGACATAGGACATACATTAATACCATCAACAGTATCTGATGGTGCTAATGATAATCCTGCAATAATATACTCATTGCCATTATCTTTTTTAATCTTTGAGTTGCTACCCGAAGATAAAAGATTACCATTGAAATTTATATTCATATAACCTACCTTATCTAATCTAATAATTTATAAACAGCAAAATGATATTCTAATTTTGACTTAACAGATATCATATTATCTTTGAATTCGATATATTTAAACTGCTCAAACTCATCTTTATCAAACTTAATAAAGTCTTCGATAGTATCAATCAAATCTTTCATACTATCTGCAGTAAAATCTTCAAAGAAAAAATCTGTATCAACTGCTATATATCTATGCATTAGTTTATTCTTAGTATAAAAAGCGTGTTGTTTTTCTTGACTCATAAAAAAACCTACCTTATCTAATCTTCTAGGTCATCAAAGTCAATAGGAAATACATAGTCTGCAAAATATTTTGCTAGAATAAATACTGAAAAACTAAAGACAATAAATGCACCAGTTAAAAATAAAATGTCAATAATCATAATCATTAACTCCCAATTCCTTTTCTAATCTTTCCATTTCTAATTGCTCATCAGAAAAATCTAGATTATCTAAGTCATTTAAATCACAATCAACATTATTAAATTCATCTAAATTATGGTCAACATCTGCACCATTTAGAATTAAATTATCTTGATTGTTATTATCAAAATCATAGTTCATAAATAACTACCCCCTATTTTGAAATTAACATGTTAATTAACAGTTAGATTGTAAGTAAATCACTAAATAACATGTTAATTAACGCTCTAAAGGTATTAAATTTGCGATTTAAGAGGTGATTATTCGCTACCCATACCAGATAGAGGGGTAGAAAATAAAAGGCGCTTAAATCAAGTATTTTAATGCCTTTAATATTAACACTATTAATTAATGCTAATATTAAAAACTAAAGACGCATAAACAAAAAACCCCCCAATTAAGGGGGGAAATTTTGCCTATGAATTAAGGTTATTTTTTGGCGCTCTTTTTGGCGCTAGTGATTAACGCTTTTAATTGCTCATCAGTAAGCGCATCAATGAATTTAAGCATTTTTTTGCGCTCTTCTGAAATGGTTTTGGCGTTTAATTTATTAACCTCTTTTCTGATAGCGGTATAAGTTGTGCCTTTAGTAATAACGCCGACTTTGATAATATACGACTTAATCACGCTGGTTATAGTTTTTGCGCTCCCCGTTATAGGTTTTGCGGTCTTTGAGTTTTTAAACCCTTTTAGGCGTAAAAAGATATCATTTGCGATAGCATCTTTTTGCTGTTTAGCACTAAATTGTTTAGCGTCTAAATCTGCATAATAATCAACGAATTTATTACCTACATCATCTTTTTTAAGATTAATCTTTTTTAACTCACTATCCGTTTTAAGTGATAGGTTAATAAGTTGTTTCAATTCGCTAACTTTTTTAGAGTCCGCATTGCTAGGTTTTGTAGTAGTGTTTTTAGTTTTAACTGTCATAGTATTTTCCTTCTTAATGTGCCAATTAACATGTTAATTAGCGGGTTTATAAAATGCCTTTTCAGGCGTTTCCCCCTTTTCTGTAAAGGGAATACGCACCACTATACCCGCAAGTTTTAGCAATGTCAATACCCTAGAGCAAAAAAAAAATAAAAAATTATCCCGCGCATTATTTCACTAATTGAACCGCACACACGCACACATACACGCGAACGCCCACGCGCATACGCGCATACATACACGCGCACATATACCCGCATGAATTCATTGTCAATAGTGGTAGAAAATAACTAAAGCATAAAGGGGGATAGTTAAAAAATACATATAAATTATTCAGGGGTTATTTAAATATTCTCTAGCGCTTATGTGGTGCGGGTTAGAAAGATTGTTAAATATTTTGAAAAGTTATTTTTTATGTATTTTTTTGCTTACTTTTTGAGCATTAACCACAATAAAAAAATATTTTTAAAAAATTCTTACATATTCCCGCTGTTTTATGGTATAGGCGGGGGGATAGGCAGGGGACACCCCCCATACCTAGTATATTTATAGCATCTTTATACATTTTACAGCAATTACCTTTGTCAACCACATAGTCTCCGCAGATAATCCGAAGGGTCTGTCAACCACTTTGTCGCGGAACACCAACAATTTCTAAATTATTTTCTATTTAGCTATTGACAAAACTGCTAAACAGCTGTATAATATCTCTTAGAGATATCTTAAAGGAAACTAATAAAGATATCTTATAAGATAATGATTATGATAATGTTATAGTTAATCATTATAGTAATTGTTTATGATAATAGTTATAATATCTAATTAGAAACTTTATTATAAACTACTTATAAGTTTATAAACAATTCCTTAAAGTCGTATAGACTTTGGGTGTTGTTAGTTAAGAGGTCGTTATGTCAGTTCCACAGTCTATGTTAGACAAGAAAAGAAATTATACAGAGAAACAACAAGCGTTCCTAGATGCTTTGTATGATTCAAAGACTGGGGACATTCGTCAGGCAATGATAAAGGCTGGTTATCAGGACAATGCTCCTTCTACCTTCTTAGTCCAGTCACTCAACAAAGAAATTATTGAAGTAGCTAACCACATGCTAGCTATGAATGCACCAAAGGCTGCATCAAAGATTGTAGATATAATGACTAGTGATGAACCTATACCACAAGTCAACCAGAAACTACAAGCTGCCCAGACATTACTAGATAGAGTTGGTGTAGTCAAAGAACAAAAGATGAGCGTTGACCACAACGTGACAGGAGGAATATTTATAATGCCATCTAAGGATGAGATGACCATAGATGCAGAAGATGTGGAGGTTGTAGATGAGTCTGCTCACTAAACAAGGCGAAGTAATTATTCCATTAAAAGGTTCTACTATTCCTTTTGGTTATGAACAATTAGAAGATAAACCAGGATATGCTAAACCTTTATTAACAGAACTAGAAGCTTTAGAAGAAGCTAAGGATTATATTAGACAAGGTGCTTTCTCTTATAGAGAAGCTGCTACTTGGCTATCAGCAACTACTGGTAGAACTATAAGTGCGCAAGCTTTACATAAGATGATAAAGAAGAATGGCTAAGAAGAAAAGACCTGGTGGTATAACTAACAAAGCAATACCTAAGATTACAATTGAAGAATGTCAACAAGAGTATCCTAACCTAGACATTGATACCCTAGATGTAAAAGATGGTTATGTTCGTTGTAAACTAGATGGTACTCCCCGTAAGAAAAGAGGTTTAAAGAAAGGAGCAGTAAGAAGACCTATCAAGAATAAGTTTGATAGAAAACCTAGAGATGCTATGAAAGCATCAGCTCAAGTAAGAAGAGAAGCCTCTAGAAAGATTCGCAACATCAAGAATGATAAGTCAGTATCCAGAGTTGTTGATGATAAAGATATACAATCAGCAGTTGGACAAGATGATGTTGAAGTAGTATTCAAACCAAACCCAGGACCACAGACAGATTTCTTAGCAGCTCCTGAGAAAGATGTACTATATGGTGGTGCAGCTGGTGGAGGTAAGTCCTATGCTATGTTAGTAGACCCGCTACGCTATGCACACAAAGCAGGACACAGAGCTCTTATCCTTAGACGTTCTATGCCAGAACTAAGAGAGCTTATTGATAAATCAAGAGAACTATATCCTAAAGCATTCAAGGGCGCTAGGTTTAAAGAAGTAGATAAGATATGGAAGTTTCCTTCTGGAGCTACGGTACAGTTCTCATTCCTTGAGAAAGACTCTGATGTATATAGATTTCAGGGACAAGCATATAGTTGGATAGGGTTTGATGAGATAACACACCTACCTACTGAGTTTGCTTGGAACTACTTAGCATCTCGTCTAAGAACAACAGACCCAGAGATTCAAACATATATGAGATGTACCGCCAACCCTGGTGGTTCTGGTGCTCATTGGGTAAAGAAAAGATACATTGAACCAGCACCAGAGAATGAAACATTCATAGGTGGTGACGGAGTAATAAGAAAGTTTATCCCAGCTTTACTGGATGATAACCCTTATCTATCTGGAACTGATTATAAAAAGATGTTGGAATCACTTCCACCTATTCAACGTAAACAGTTATTAGAAGGTAATTGGGATATAAATGAGGGAGCAGCCTTTGTTGAGTTCGATAGGAACATACACGTAATACCTCCATTTGATATCCCAGCTAACTGGTCTAGAGTCAAAGCAGTGGATTATGGTTACTCCGCGCCTTCCGCTGTAGTATGGGCAGCAGTAGACCCTAACGATGAAACATTAATTGTTTATCGTGAACTATATGAAAAAGGTTTAACTGGTAGAGACTTAGCAGATAGAATGTTTGCTATGGAAGAGAGTGATGTATATTCTATA